AAAATAGAATTATCGAACCGTTACATTCTCGGTGCTCTGTCATAGATTTTAAGATCAACAAGAAAGCGACAGCGAAGCTAGCAGCTCAGTTCTTTAAGCGTGTTACAGTTATTCTTGACAAAGAGAATATCCAATTTGATCAGAAGGTTGTAGCTGAAGTTATTAATAAGCACTTCCCTGATTGGAGACGAGTTCTAAACGAACTTCAGAGATATTCGTCTACAGGTAAGATTGATTCTGGTATTCTGGCTAATATGACAGAAGCCACTATCAAAGAACTTGTTGGATTCATGAAGGACAGCAATTATACAGAATGTCGTAAGTGGGTTAAGAATAATATGGACTCAGATGCTTATGCTCTGTTCAATCAGTTCTATGAGATTTCTTCTGAGATTATGACTCCACAGACCGCTCCTGAGTTAGTATTGCTTCTCGCAAAATATCAATATCAAAATGCATTCGCTGCAAATCCTGAGATTAACTTCCTCGCATTCTTGGTCGATGTTATGGCAACATGTGAGTTCAAGTAATGAGTAAGTTTCTCGATGTAACGATGCAGGAAAGGGTAGAGCCAAAGGTAGAGCAGAAAGCAGAAAAGAAAAGATATGATTGGAGGTTTGAAAACTCCATCAACAAAAAGACATCCAAGGTAGATATTGATGGTGATTATTCCAAATGGAGAATCAACAATATGTTGTCAACCCATTGGGATTCTGTCAAGTATGCAAACGAGATGAATATCAACTATGATATCACAGACCAGATGCATTATGATTATCTATTTGGAGCTCTTCGAAAAGGCTCTCGGTATACCAAACCAGAATCAAAAGAGGAAAAGAAGGAAAGAGAACGAGAACAGGCTCTAATCTCCTTAGTTTCTGCTTATTATAAATATAATCGGCTGCGTGCAAAAGAGGCTATTAAAATCCTCTCAGCGGAGCAAATTGAATATATTAAGCAAAAACAAGAAAAAGGTGGAGTCTCATGAATGAATTGCTCGATACGCTAGTAGAGGTACGTATAGCTGAAGAAGAAGACTTTCTGAAGATCAAAGAAACTCTGACTCGTATCGGAGTTGCCTCTCGTAAAGAAAAGAAACTGTATCAATCCTGTCATATTCTACATAAGCAGGGCAGATACTACATCGTTCATTTCAAGGAAATGTTCGCTCTCGATGGTAAGCCATCTAACTTCTCCGATGAGGATAAGGGTCGCCGTAATAAAGTTGTCGGTCTCCTGTCTGATTGGGGTTTATTGAAAGTGGTTGAACCCACTGTTATTGAAGAGCCTGTTGCTTCAATGAGCCAGATCAAGATTATCAATCATAAAGAAAAGAATGATTGGTTGCTTGAGGCAAAGTATAATATGGGTAGGTCGAAAAAGCCTAGATAAAGAGAGCACCGTTTTTCTTTAGGAGATACTTACTAAGACCAGTTTTTTCTATTGCTTCTAATAAGGTTGAATAAGTCTCTCCTTGAAAAATGATAGTTCTCGCTGCATGATTAGTAGATCCCATTAATCTACCAGTGTTTGCTTTGCTTATACGGTCTTTTGCTTCTTGAGACATTTTTTTGCTTCTTGGGTGATATAGCCTACCTATGTTCCATTCTAAATGTAGATCCATCTCTTCTGGGTGTATTCTTTTGCTTTTGTTACCGTCATTTATCCATACCATTGATGACATAGCCTGAGAGTGTTTGATTCTGTATTGTTCATACATATGAGAAGTAAAACACTTTTTGAAATAACTTAAAGCAAAAAGTAGTCTGGTTTTGTGGTTTTCATTATTGACCATTTTTGGTAGTAACAAATGACAAATAAAATGTTCTCTTAATGTAAGGAGTATCATATTATCACGATCGTCAGATCCACCCATACATTTTGGCGTTATGTGGTGATCTTCTAAATATCTTGAATGTTTTTGGCGATTCTCTTTTTTGGCGTTATTCACTATCAATAAATACCATTGAGTATACTTGGATTCATTAAACATATTTGTCTCCTTGTTATTCTTATTTATATAAAGTAGCCCGAAAAAACTTGAAAAAGGAAAATATATTATGTTTGGATTATGGACTGTTGAAAGAAAACCTACTACACCTGCAGAAGAAAAGCTCGAACAGATTAGAAATATTCTGTTCCCTAATCCAGATCTTAGGGCTGAAGTCGATCCTAAGACTGGCGAGCAATACAAATGGCAAGTTGAGTATTCTGCAGACATGAACCTTGATGCTGCTCTTATTGATCTTGAAGAAGGTCATAATGATAAGGCTGTTCATAATACTATTCGTGGCGTTGTTGAGATGATTCAAGATGTTCGTAATATTCTTGAGGCTCATATGGAGTTGTCCAAAGAGGCTCGTTATATCCTTGTCGAGAATAAAAGGGATACAATAGATGACAAAGACATCGTCTGAAGCAGAAAAGATAGTTGAGTTACTCGAAAGAATTATAGATACCAGATATATGATGCTCAAAGAGTTGGACTTCGAGAATCATAGATATGCAGCACATTATAAAAAAGAGCATTATGATCCTCTTGTTGAAACACTAAAGGATGCTTTTCAGAACATTAACAAAATTTAATGTTCCTACACCCCATTTTGTGCTTTACTTCTTAATCATTATAGGTTATAATGAAATGAGGATTGGGGGTGACCATGTCTATGCATCTTTTACCAGTATATTTCAACGATGTAGGTAAAAGTAAACGAAAGAAAAAGAATAAAGATATACTCACAGCCCACGATAAGTGGCTGATTTCCAAGGGTCTACATCTTTCTCAGATAAAATCAAAAAAAGAAGTTGACAAATCCTGGAAACAGAGGTATACTAATAGTCTAAAAGTTGATAGGTCAACCAAAGAGTATGACAATAAAGAGTTTATTGCTGGATCTACAGCTAAGACTGATATTATGACTAACTTACATAAAGAGCCTAAACATGTGCAAGATGCAGTCTTAGAAAAAGCATCTCGTGCTATGCCCCTTTATAATAAGGGTGGATATCAGTTATTATCACCAAAAGACGATCTAAAGACAGTTGGAACATTATCGAGGAGATAAATAATGAAGATTGCCAATAAGATGGTAAAGGTAAACGACTCTTTCACTATAAATATCTATGACAATGGTTTTATGGTCGAGATCGGTGGTCAAGATAAGAATGAGGATTGGGCGACTGCTAAGATCCTCTGTAAAGACGAAAAAGAGTTATTGACTTTAATTCAAGAAGCAGTTAAAATGGATCGTACGTAATGGAATATATTCCACCGTATACTATTCAGGAGGTTCAAATGGATAATGTTCAGATTCAGCTTATGGATGAGACTGGTAACTGGAGAACATATACTATTACTCCTAATCAATCCCTGTTGTATAGACAGGCGATGCAACAACTGAGATGGAATTTTCCTAATGCGAGAATCCGTGCAGTTGACAATGATGGCCGTTTGGTCGATATTATGTAATGGAGAAAAATATACAATGACTACTACTGTAACTAAGGTTGAGAAGTTGTTTGAGGCACTTGTTGAGCGTGGTGAGCAATTGACTGCTGCTCAGATTACTTCACGCTATGGTATTGCTAATCCTCATGATGCTGTTTATCAGATCCGTCGTATGGGTTATGCTATCTATCTTAATGAGCGTAAGAACTCCAAAGGTGAAACTGTTGGTAAGTATCGTGCAGGTAAGCCAAGCCGTACACTGATTGCTGCTGGTTATCGAGCATTGGCCGCTGGCCTCTAATACAAGGGCGGTCTTAATGGCCGCCTTTTTTCTTGGTTCGTGGGTCGGACGGTAAGGCACGGGACTGCAAATCCTTGAGAACCCAGTTCAATTCTGGGACGGACCTCCAATTATTTAAGAGGAAAGATATGCTTGGAGAAATTATTCTTTTATCTTTTAAGAGACCAGTCGAAGGTATGATTCCTTGCGATGGTAGAGAACTACTTATTGAAAATTATACTCGATTGTATTCTCTTATAGGTGTCACATATGGTGGTAATGGAGTATCTACATTTAGAATACCAAAGATTGTAGAAACACCTGCCCCTGGTCTTGTTTGGTGTATTCATAATGACGATGATTATCCTATCTTAGATTAAAAAAGACTTTACTTTGTTCTTACGTTAAGTTATAATGATGATACTGACTAAATATAACGTCTTCAAAATTGGAGTAAGACAAATGAAAAAGATTATCGCAGTTGCTCTTCTTAGTACTGCACTCACCACAGCTTCTGTCGCACCTGCCAATGCTTGGTATGGTGGATGGGGTGGTGGATACGGTTATGGCGGTGGCTGGGGATACGGTGGTGCTGCACTAGGTATTGGCCTTGGTGCTGGACTATTGGGTGGCCTGATTGGTGGAGCCATCGCTGGTGGTGGTTATGGTTATGGCGGATACGGTTATGGTGGGTATGGCTATTATGCTCCACCAGTGTATTATACTCCTTATGCTCCTCGCTATTATCGAGTTCCTGCAGCAGTAGCACCTGTCTACGTTCAGCCTGCTCCTACTCGTGTTCAGAAGAACATTACTATTAAGAATTCACCAGGTGCTCGAGTTTACGAAGAAGACGATATCTTCGGCTGGTGACTTTCGCTATGTTAATCTAACGAAGGATACTACAATGGTAAACACACTAATATTAGCATTGGTTATGGCTCTTATTATTGGTGTGGTATTTTGGGCAGTTCAATCTATGCTTGATGTTATGCCTGTTGGTGAAATGCTCAGAAAAATTATACATGTTATACTTGTTTTGATTACTCTGATCGTTGCATACGATCGTGTTATTATACCTGTTCTTGGTGTGATGGATATTCATCTACCAAAACTCTACTAAACAATAATGGGGGACTATAGTCCCCCATTACAGGATTATATTATGGAAGAGTTCAGAGCAAATTTCTATCGTTGTCCTAAATGCACACGTGTTACAAGCAACTATCCTTTTGGTTGCCGTAATAACCCATGTCCTATTAAGAAAGATATGTTATGGGATATGACCTATGGCACATTTGTTAATATTGTCATGGTTATTATCTTCTTTGGATTCTTCATGTTCATACTTACTCGTTATGGTGGACATCCTGCTCCTGCCGTAACTCTACCTGGTCATACTATTGAGAGAGATAAACTTGACTTTTATCCAGAACCGAGGTATACTAAATAATAATAGGAGTGTGATATGAAAAAGATTCTACTTGCTTCAGTTCTTATCCTCGGTTCAGTTAGTCCTTCATATGCTTGGTGGGACTCTTACGGTGGATTTACATGCGGATATATGGATCCTCTGACGTCTGTTCTTGACAGTATCTTTGGTCCTCCTTGTCCTCCTCCACAGGCTGTAGTTGTAGAGCAGCCAGTTGCTGTTCCAATTCCTGCTCCTCGTCCACAACGTCCTGCTCCTTATGCTGTTCCTGGACCGATATATGATTGCCCGATGCGTGCAGTTCCTTATCCTTTCTCTCCTACAGGATTTCAGTACGTTCCTAACTGCTAATTGAGTATATTATGGATAGATTTGTTCGCACATACCATAACAGCTTGCCACATCAAGTGTGCGATCAGTTGATCCAGATATACGAAAAGACCAAAGATATCCATAATAGATATGACCAGAACGGTTATCCTAATATGGATCAATTTGACTTTACTTCTAATAGAAACATCAATCTAAATCTACATAAGTATTTGGTTGATCATGCTCTTGCAGCACTTGATCAATATAAGAAAGATGTTCCAGAGAGTAAGTTCTGGCCAGATAAGTTCAACTTTGAGAGTTTCAGAGTTAAACATTATTCTGCTGGTGGCAAGGATAGATTTGACGAACATGTTGATGTCAAGACTCTTGATTCAGCAAGACGATTTCTTATTTTCTTCTGGTATCTTAATGATGTTGAAGAAGGTGGAGAGACTGAGATAACAAGTATTGGATTGAAAGTAAAACCAGAAAAAGGTAAGCTCCTTATATTTCCTCCATTCTGGATGTTCCCACATATTGGTTATCCAGTTATTAAAGGAGAGAAGTTCTTGCTTTCTTCATACATGCATCTAAATGAAAAGTCTATGTAATGACAATTGTTCCTATTCATGATAAGAATGGTGTTGTCGTCGATAAGTTAGAGATCAACGACAATCTTGAATTTATTTCAGGTAGGGTTACTAAAGGAGACAAGCTCTTTTATAAAGGACTTGGTGCGACCTATAAGTGTCATGTTCTTCCTCCAATCACAGATACGAAACAATTAGATGGTTATACTATTCTTGATGATAAATTGAATATCTTTTATCTTGGACCATTAGTCAGCAAAGATTGTTTTGCTGGTAAGTCTGGTCTTTTTCAAGAAGTATATCAACCTACTTTTACAGACTTTATTGGATCTTGTGGCGTTAAAGAATTATCCATCATTGAAAACTCAGAGGAATTCGAAAGATCTTCAGCTGAGGTTATTAAGGCTGTTAATTATGATAAAGAGAACGGCCAGTATTATTTCATCTTAAATTATAAATGCAAACGTGTTAAGTATAAAGATGTTGGTGACCCAAAAGAATTATACGATTTGCTCGAGTATATGATCAATAGCAATTGGAATTTTGTTTGGGATAAGAATTCTATAGAAGATATATCTTACAATGGCCTTGTTACAGATGTTGGGGATATATTTATGTCAAAACGACTTGACAATAAACTTGGAACAATATACTCTGTTCTACATAGTTTAGCTAAAGGATATCCAGATAAATATAAAGAATTCTGTAGATTTCATAATATTCCTTTTAGTGCATTCCTACCGTATGTTATGGGTTCAGCACACTTACTGAAAAAGTTTGGAGTTGATACTTCAGAGTTTTATATATCTGAAGATCCATTTGTTAATATGAAACACATTGTTTTAAATTATGTTGTTTCTGGTAGAAACTGCGGAGATTGTTGTATGATTGATATTGGTGAACAGATAAGAGAACAATACATACAACAGACAAAGAAACAAATGAAGATAGCATAAATAGAGGGTATGTCATGGATAAAGAACCTAAGTTGCCAAGTAAATTATATGTTGCTCTTGCTTTTCTGGCATATGTGGCAGCAGGTATCTTTATATCAGCGTTCGTTCAGTATTCATCGGGCGCTCATTAACTAACAGTAAAGGACAAACTAATGAACAAGATCTTTCTTGCAGCAGTAATTTCGCTTGGTCTCGCTGGATCAGCTATGGCTCATTCACATAGCCATATTCAGATGACTAAGGTTGTTAAAGATGGTAAGACTATGTATATTTTCTCACCAATGACTGTTGTAACTCCACACGGTACTCTGGTTACTGCTCCTCCTGGCATGGATGTTGATGCTGACATAGAGAACGGTAATGATCTATCTGTTGATATTGCTCCGGCTGGTCGTCGTGGTCTTCTTGGTCTGGGTTTCTGGGGTCTTTGATACTAACTAAAATTTAAGTAAAAGAAAAGGGAGCTCAAGGCTCCCTTTTCTTATTCTCCAAAGATCTCTAACACACGATTAACATATTGAGAACGATCCTTAACAAATAACTGAGGATCGTCATGATCAACTGCAATTAGAATAGCAATCTGTGGGATCTTTATCTTATACATCCATTCAAACATCATCGAATAAACAGTAGTCTGTAAGAAGTATGATTCGATCCATTCTTCTTTCTTTGTCTTACGAGAAGTCTTGAAGTCAATAATAGAAGGAACTCCATCAAACTCAGCAATAAGATCACAACGTCCTGCAGTCTTTAATGCGATAGAATGGAGAGGA